CAAGAACACAAAGAAATACTTGAATCCAAAATAAATCATTTAATTAATCCCTTTGATTATTTAGGCGTATATACAGGAAAATCGTTAGAAAGAGGTGGAACACAAGGAAGAGAAGAAGCAACAGGGCGGGGAGTTGCTATGTGTGTGCACTCGTGGGCACAAGAAAACAACGAATCTTTAGTAGGGAAAACATTTGCAGTACAAGGATTTGGAAATGTTGGAAAATATGCTGCAGAATTATTAGAAACTTGGGGGATGAAGATGATTGGTGTAGGAGACCATACAGGCTATTTATATAATTATGATGGAATCAAAGTAAATCAATTATTATATGAAAAACAAATGATTAACTCTTCTTCTTTGGGAAAAGAAATATCTCGTAGTCTTTTTTTTAGAATTCCTGTTGATGTATTTATTCCTGCAGCCCTTGAAAATCAAATAGATGAGGAAGAGGCGTTATATTCGGATTGGAAATTAGTAGTGGAAGCCGCCAATGGTCCTACAACCGATAAAGGAGATGCTATATTAAACAAAAAAGGGACCTATGTTATACCAGACATTTTAGCCAATTCGGGAGGCGTTTTAACAAGCTATTATGAATGGATACAAAACAGGTACAACGAGTCTTGGTCACATGAAAATGTTCTTTCAAATTTAGATAGACAAATGAAATATACATATCAAAAGGCTATTAGTTATCAAAATATCCATGAATGTACTTTACGAGAAGCATGTTATATTCAAGCACTTAAAAACATACAAACTATTTTTTTAGAGAGAAAAGGTAATAAGTATGAATAAATTTATTTACATAATATGTTAGATTTCCATTTGATTGAAAATATTTTGATTGATAAATACTTTTATTATTTCCTATATAACCAATTTGACCCTTATTTGAAAAGGCAAAAGGTTTTGGGTTTTTCCAGGAATTATTAAATTGTTGGGCTAAATATGTTCCTTGCTGAAAGGAGACCTGCGCTGTGGGAGGATAATTAGTTACCGCACAATCTCCCATTGCAAACGCATCTCCTACTTTTTTTATTTGTAGATTGGGAGTAACAGGAATACCTTTATTACATTGAAGTTCTAATATTTTATTGATACTACTACTAAGTGGGGATGATTTAATTCCGCCACACCAAATTGCAACATCATAATCGATTATTTTATCATTTGTATAAATCTTTTGATCATCAATTTTGGTAACCAAATGATTGAAATACATTTTAACATTATTTTGATACCACAATTTAATTACTTTTTTGACTAAAGATTCATCAAACATCATTAATGGTCTTGGTAATCCATCGATAGCAATTAATTTATATTTTCGTGTATCTAAAAGAGTACCAATTATTTCACTTCCAGTTAAACCACATCCTATTATTGCGATTTTATGATCATCTTTTAATTTATTACGGATTTTATCAATATCCTGTGCGGTTCGTAAGAAAAAAACATGTGAGTCAACTCCTGGTATATTAAAAGTATTGGTAACTGCTCCGTGTGAAAAAATAACATAATCATAAGGAATTGAATTTATTTTCTTATTTTTAAAATCAATATCTGTTACTTCCTGTTTATGAAAAGTAACACTGGATTTTATGTCTTCAATCTTTAAGGTTAATTGTCTGTTTTGTGTTATATTTTGTGCTAAAAGAGGGGTATAAATAAATTCATCCGATTTACTTACTATATGAATATTGTAGAGATTCGTGTCAATCGATTTTAAAAATCCAGCACATGCCCAACCAAAGCCTACTATTAAAATAGTTTGTTTTTCCATATAAATTATGTATGGAATATATAATGAAGAAAAATTTATCACTTAATGAATTTCCAAAGAAGAATGAAAACATAAATAATAATTTGAATGGGAAATTTAATTCGTTTGAAAATTTTCAAAAATTGAATTATAACGGTTCGCAACGGATTTTAACGCCGAGCGAATATCGTGGATTTAATAAAAAAATAAGGCAACGATTAATTTTTTATTTTTACAAAAAATATTGTTAATCTCTATGCATAGATTCTCCTGAGCAAAGAGATTTTTGTTTCATCAAACATGGGATTTCTTGATCTTCCATTGTCATTAAAGCTAACGCTGAATAGTTGTGAAGGTCCAATAAAGTATCCTTCAAGGATTCATCTTCTACAAGATGAATCCCTGATTTACTCACTTGCATTAGGCGTTGTATTTTATCCCCGATCCTTACCAATACCCCTATGGGTCCGTAAGTGGCAAAGGCGTCACCATAATCTGTATTTTTCTTTTTAAAAACTGATAATGCATTCGCGTGGATTTGCTGCATTTGTTGAACCCTATCCATTATAATATTATATGAGCGTTTGTTTTAAATTCTAATTTACCTTTATTCATGACATGAATTTGCGCTTCTTGTAATTTATATTTCTCTCCATCAGGTTTTCCTTTTATTTGAATTTGTGGAGCCAATTTATTTATTTTTTCTAGTACTTGGGTTATAGTTAAAGGGAACCAAACATATTTACCACCATATGTATAGCCTGAGTCTTCATCATAAACATGAGCAACTGCATCTTCTGCTGTAAAAGATTGGCAAATTAATTTTAAGTTTTCTTCTTTTGATAAATGTTCATAAAAAAAGAAATGAGAGGACATAATATTATGTAAAACTATTTATAAATATTCCTAATTTTTAATTTACAATTATAATTTTTTAAGACCTTTACATGAACCACATGATCCATGCCCTACAGTGTTAGAGAAAATATTGGAAAAACTAATAGTATTGGATATTTTTTTTGGGGGTTTTTTGGGAATTTGCGAATTTACTTTTACAGATGGTCCCATAGAGAAAAATATTTGATTTGACATATAAGTTAAATAAATATTTTATTTCGGATTATTTGATTAAGAAGGAAGAATACTGAATTTTTGAGATTTATTATTAACAACAGCTTTTGGATTCACATAGGGAACCGGAGGCCCTTGTTTTGAATTTAATCCTGTTTTTCTTGCTAAATAGCGAGCATATGAATTATACTTTATTCCGACTCCCGAGGAACTTATTTGAGATTGTGCTGATACGGTAAAAGAAGCTTTTTGAGAAATTACTTGAGAACTAAATACCCCTACAGTTTTTACTATTTTTTTTTCATTAGCCTGTTGAACTTTTGTTAATAAGGAAGACATATTTATATAAGTTTTAAATAATTTAAATTATAAAAAAAATTAAACTATCAAAAAAATAATTGTAGACAAAATAGATTATATTACCAGAAAATTGATTTTCATTTTTTTCTAATTTATTAAGCAATGAAAAGATGAAAACTCTCTATAAATGTAGTTCGTGCTTACAAGAGTTTAAACAAAAAAAACCATTTACTGCACATCAAATATTGTGTCAAATTATTTCAGAAAAAAAAATACTAACCAGTAATCCTTCAAATGAAGTAATTTATGTATTATTAGAAGAAATGGTACATAAATATACAAATTTAACCAAAGAAGTAGAAGATATGAAAAAATATATTCAAAAGACAAAAAAGAAGATGGAAATGGACAAATATTTAAATCAAAACATTAGAGCTCATCAATCTTTTACAATTTGGAAAGAATCAATTAAGATAGAGCAATCGGATTTACAGTTAATTTTTGATTCAAATTTAGCATTAGGAATAATTCAAATACTTGAAAAAAACTGTAAAGAAAATGATCCCATTATAGCAATACAACAAAAAATGTATATATATGAAGAAGAATCATGGAATCAATTGGAAGATAAAAAATTCTGTGAATTAATACAATATATATCAAAGAAAATTTTAACTTTGTATAAAGATTGGCAAAAACAGCATGAATTTGATGAAAGTCGGGTTTTAAAAATAGTTCAAACACCTCAAAGACTCATACAAACAAAAGTAAAAGCAGAACTATTAAAAAAAATTAAAATAGATATCAAACAAGTTTATGAAATTGAATTAGAGAGATAAAGATTTTCAAATTCTTCTTGGGTATAAATGGGAATATCATGTTTTTTCGCTTCTGTTACTTTTCCCGAGTCGTCATCTTTTGATTTCACAATCAATGCAAATGTTTTTTTACTAACCGAGGAACCTATTTCTCCTCCTTTGTCTGTGATGTGTTGTTCTAATTCTTTATTACGGAAGCCGGTTAAAACAATTTTTTTTTGAAACAAAGGGTGACTGGAATCCAATTGAATTTTTGTCTGTTGGACCGGTTCATTTAATTTATCAGATAAATTTGCCTCTTCTAAAAATAATTTAAATTTGGATATATTGGAAACAAATAAGTCGGCTGATTTTTTTGCCATCCCTTTAATTTTCAAAAGTTCTTTAATCTTTTCTTCAGATGTACTATTATCTGTTAAAATTGATGGATATGAGTCTAATATTAATTTTATTCTTTTCTCTCCCATTCCTCTTCCTAATAGGTTAGTAGCATTCATTAATTTAGGTAGGCTAATTGTATCCAACTGTTTATGAATATTGGTAAATATTTTATGAGCTAATTTTTCTTTGAATCCTTCTATTTTTAAAAAGTCCTGTTCTGACATGGCTATAATCTTTGGAACCGTATTATATCCTGCCTTTATTATCCTCTTTATATTTCCCGGACCTAATCCATCTACCCCTACACTTACAAAAAAACCACTTATGTTTTTCTCTTGTACTGTTTGATTATCTTCTTTGTTTTCTAAAATAATATCGACATGAGTCGGATTCCAATTAAAATCTTCTGTAGGCATTTTAGCTTGTGAAGACCCTTCTGTAACCTCTAATATATGAGGTATTACATCCCCACTTCGTACTAATTTAACGACCGACCCAATTCCTAATTTATTATTTTCTACGAAAGCTCCATTAAATGCGGTTGCATATTCAATTTTTACCCCTCCTAATTCTATTGGTTCAATTCGAATTTTTGGTTTCAAATACCCATCTTTACTTGGTGTCCATATAACATCTACTACTTTGGCTTCAGCTACTTGATCCGACATCACCATTTTAAATGCAAAGGAGTGTTCAGGATTTCCAGATTGTCGTGGGTATAATTTATTGTGGGTTACAATAATTCCATCGATTGTATAATCATAGTTTTCTCTCCAGGATAATAATTTTGCTGATAATAAATTGTTATTTAAATCATCAGTAAATTCATATTTAGCTACTTTAACATTTAATTTTTCTAATTTTAAAAATTGTTCTCTTGGTGTTACTATTGGTTTAATGATCTCATACGCCACAAAATCCACATATTGCATTTCTTTAGGATCGGCGTTTTTTTTGTTGATAAATCCAGCCACTAAATTTCTTGGATTAGAACGATCTTGAAAATGCTCTCCGAAATTTGTCTTGGAAATCATAAATTCCCCTCGAATTACTATTTCTTTTTCATCTAATGGTAAATCGAAAAATGGAATCAAATGACTTATGTCTTGACCTATTTTTCCGTTTCCTCGCGTATATAATTTTGGAACATCGCCATTTACAAACAAACCACTTACACCATCTAACTTAGCAGAAAGAACATATTCATTGGGATTATTATATTTTTGTAACCACTTATCAAGGGCATCTGATGAAGGTTTAATTTTATCCATAGACCACATTTCAAACGGGAGTTCTACTTTATTTTTTTCTACAGGAGCACCAACTTCTAATAAAACTTTATTTTTGGGATATTTACTTTCAACATATTCTTTAATAATATCAAATTCATTATCAGAGAGAATAGGAATTTCACTATTATAATATTCTTTATTGGCAAATTGTATGATTTTGGCAAGTGTTTTTTCGTTTAAAGATTTAATATAATCAATTCCCTCTTTTTGAAATTTATCAATATGTTCTTTTTCTGTTAACTTTTTAACAATAGGTTTCTTAATTGTTTTATTTAAAATTGGTTTATCAAGGATGGTTTTTGTTTTTTGAATAGCTCCTTCCACTAAAATAACAGATCGTCCATCTTTTCTCTCAGATGGTTCTATATATTTCATTTGAAGAAAGTCAAAAATATCCTTTTCTGTTTTAAAATCATGATCTACCTTTTCACCCTTTTTTCCATTTACCATTTTATATAAACCATGTTCGTTTAGGGTATAACCCATGTCCAATGCTCTTTGACGCATAACGGTATTGAAAGTTTT